GCCCTGCTTAACTTTGCTATTGCAAAGAACTCCCCCCACGGGACCCCCGATCTAGGGGCATCCCCGGCTGGCTAACCTAGCCAGCACCAACGCCACTTTATTTGGGCAGAGTGGCCTTCTGCGTACTCTCCCGGAGCGAGATATGAATTTGCTACAGAAAGCTTATTCACATAACGATCCGGGTCAGTGTGTCCTCTGGATTCTCTAGTCAGCTCCTTACGCAGGAGCTCACTCCATGTGGCTTGACACCTCACTAAAGTGGGTGTATAAGGCTGAGGAATCCGATGTTCAACTCTCTGGAGGCTTTTATTCCACCTCTTGAGATAGAAAACATCATTACTGGCGTCAGTTTCCGAATTTAAGCAGCAAGGATGCTGCATTAATGATCTCGGAAATGGAACTTGGTACATCGATTCAATGGTAGATACCATTGATAACGACTCCTTGTATCCAAACTTCGCAATTACAGAATTGCAGAAGTCGACATCAGTGGACAAACTGGTACGAGACTCGTGAGGAACGTGACGGATCTGCACAGGGGTGACATCATAACCATTATGATACGCACCCCCACAGCTCTCCCGAAACGGACCACTCACGAAGGACTTATGCCGGTTTACGACCAACCCGACACTTTCAAGTCCCTTCATTACGGTGTCAGCATATTCTGCTATCACAATAATGTCGTCTCCATACACCCAGACTGGCGGTAAAAATTCCGTGCGAAGATTCCTTCTCGAGGAACGACGCAAGGCACCGTGATAGACTGGTTGTATTGCGGCTTTAGCTATGGCCCAAAAGACCAAAGCTTCAACTGGAAAACAACAAGAAGAGCCCATAGGGGCAAACTTGTTGAGTTCAACGACCCTACCGTTAGGCAATACCGTGCTCGAAGAGCGACATGCTCGAAGAGCCTCAAACCAATTAGGAGGAAATAACCTCCGCACTAGTTCAAGTGATACCCGATCAGAGGCCTCGGATAAATCAAGAGTTGCAAAAGCGGAAGTTCTACTTCCTTCTTTAGCAAGCTCGCGATTTATGCTTTGGTCAGCAAAATTTAACTGACCACGGGTGAGACGATGGGTTTCGAGGATTGAATATAACTTTCGCATGAGACCCTGCTGAATAAACATAAGTTCAGCAGGCTCACACGAAATTACACGCGGTCCTCGAGAGTCCTTAGGTACGAGACAAACTCGCGCCTGAGGATTCGATTCTACTGATTCTGTAAGTTTCTGTAAATCATCGGATAGATGAGAGACAGAATAGAAAAAGTAGTCAGGATATGAGAAAACAGCATCAAGCTCTCGATAATATCGGAGCTTGCTCCACTTCTCATGATTCGGGGTACGGCAAGCTGTAGAGCCACTGCCGTGGCAAGGGCGAATATCGAGAGGATCCTCATTACTGAGAATCCATGCGATAATGCCTCTTGCCCGGTCAATAAGAGGACTGACGCCCTCAAAATCAACCAGAGCGAGATCCTCATCAGTTCTTTCGAACTCAATGAGAAACTCGTCCTTCCGGTCCTGATCATAATCAACCTCCAGTTTGTAGAACATTAGACTGAGTTGTCTAATGCAATCTACAGCCTCGGAGTCTCCTCTTAACGCTTGAAGGATACCGTTCCGTAAAAAGTAGGGAACGGGCACTTGCTGAGTAACATCATAGCCAAGCAAATTACAATGCTCGACAT